CATTTATGATGTATCTGCTCTTGTTAAATTTGATAACAAGCACACAAAACTTGGTTCATATAGTGTTTCTACACTAAACAATATTGATGATGTTGTTATTACTGATGTAACTTATTCAATTGATGAAGATTTTAATCCATCAATTACTACATTCTCACCAGGTTCTGCTGGTTATCAATTATTAGATTTCTCTGATATCATTTCTAACCATCTACCTGGAAATTATACATTTAGTTCAAATACAGAGACATTTAGTTCTAGAACAGCAACAGTTCCAACACCATCAGGAAGAACTCTTATATTGAAAGCAAGTGTAGTAGACAAATACTACATTAAAGATTCATCTGTAACTAAAGCAGATGTAGTTAAGAAAATTACATTCAACCAAGATGCAAGATTTATTGTTGGTGAGCAACTACAGTGGTACACAATTCAAGGATCTGGACAAAATGCTCAAGAGGTTGTCAGTGCATTTGGAAAAATTATAGAAACAGGTGATAATTATGCATTGATTGGAAAAATTTATGGAACATTAAATACAACATCAAGGTTAAAGGATACTCTTTCTACTGCAAATGAAAAGCAGTATACTTTCTTGGAAGTTCCATACTCAACTACAATTGGAACTTTCTCAATTGCACTTTCTTCATACACCACAGATATTCCTGCTGGTACTGCAGAATTTAAACCATTTAGTGCAGATGATTATGTTTTAAAAATTGTAGATGTTATTCAGGGATCTAATTTCTTACCAGGTGATATCGTTCCCATTGGATTTAATGGAGTAAACATTTCTTTTGACTCAACCTATCAAACACTAACTCTAACTGGTTTAACAGCAGTAACAAAAGTATCATTAATTACAAATCTGAGAAAAATTGTTAAGTCAACGTCGAACACAAATACTGATGAATTATACATTGTTGCTTCTAGAGCACATAATTATAATTCAAATGATATTATTTTTGTTGAGGGATTCTTATACAATGTATTTAATGGTAGTTTCTTTGTTAAGAGACTGATTAATACTAGAGAATACACATATACATTAAGAGGAGTTACAGTCTTAGATCCAATAACGAGTACAGCAATATCTGCTGTAAACGTTTATGCTAAGCATCCATCTTTAGTATTTGTAAGAGGACACCAATATATCTTCGATGTTGGAGATCCATCAAATGCTGGATATTATCTGTCATTCTCCAAGGACAATCAATATAAACTTGAATATTCCTTTAATAATGTAACAAGAAGTGGAAATCCAGGTCTTGATCCTCCAGGTGTAATTCCGTTTGTTAGATTCAAAACAATTGGAGATGTAACTAACATTTCCTACTATTTTGACCCAGCAAGAACTGGATCTAATAGTCCTGTTGGTGCAAACTCATTTATTGACGTTGTTGATACTCCATATAAAGGTAGATTCAGAATTACTGCGGTTCCATCTGCAACTCAATTCAGATTCCAATTAGAAAGAGAACCAGAAGGTCCAGTAATTTTAGATTCAACTTCATATTCAACTACTTCTACTAAAGCATCTGGTCCAATTGATAGTATTAAACTTGTTAACAAAGGTGGTTTCTACAGAAAACTACCAATTATTACCAATATTGCTTCTGATAGACAAATTGAAAGAATTAATATTTTAAATGGTGGAACGGAATATGCTGTTGGTGTTTATAAGGATGTTCCAATTTCAGGTGATGGTGAAGGTGGAAAGGTTAACATTACTGTTGAACTTGGGGGTGACCCAGTAACAGGAACTATTACTGATGTAGAACTTATTGATCCAGGAAAGGGTTATACAACAGCATTTATTCAAGTAGATGCTATTCAAGGTATTTTAGGACCAAGTTTGACTGGATCTGGTGCAGATTTGGAAGTTGTTATTCCTCCACAGGGAGAAGGTGCTTCAGTATTCTTACAAGGAACTGAAATTGGTAAAATTAAGAGACTGAAGAATAATAACTTTGGATATGATTATCCACATGATTATACCCTCCAACCAGAAATTACTTTCCCTGTAATTCTTCAACTTTTCAATACATCTGTTCTTACAGAGATTAAAGTTACTGATCCTGGTGCAGGTTATACTTCACCACCAGCAGTTATTATTGAAGGTGGTGGTGGTACAGGTGCTCAGGCAGTTGCTATTGTTAGAAACAACCGTCTACAAGAAATTATTGTTAAAGATCCTGGATCTGGTTATTCATCAGAACCAACTGTAACATTAAAATCTGAATTCGTATATGTTGTTAACGTTGATCTTGGTTATTTCCAGTTTAACTTCCCACACGGAATTATTACTGGTTCTGAAATTACACTAAGAGCTGATGATCTTGGTTCAACTGTTGGACAACTTCCACAACCATCTTCTGCTGGTCTTACTTCATTAGTTCCAGGACAAGTTTATTATGCTATTGCAGGAAATGTTAATGGTCTTGAAGATAATCAATTAAGAATTGCTCTAACTCTTCAAGATGCACAAAATGGACAGTATATTACTTTCTTAAATAGTGGTTCTGGAAAGCAAATTCTTCTAACTGAAGTATTTGGTGGTAAAGCAGAAGCAATTGTCGAAACATCAAGATTCTTGCAAGGTGAAAAAGTATTCCAAGGTAATGATCTCGATGATCCAACTGCTGTAGGATTTGTATCTACAAATACTGGATGGCAAATTGGACCAAGATTGTTAAAGATCGTTGACTATACTGGTGAGTGGAAAGTAGGTGAAAAAGTAACTGGTATTATCTCAAAAGCAAGTGGTACGATTGATAATATCAATAGTGCAACTGGTACTCTTAACATTGGTTCTCTAACGCAAACCACTGGTAAGTTTATTGATAATGTTGGAAAGCCATCAGAGATTATTCAAAAGATCCAAGATTCTTACTTCTATCAAGACTTCTCTTATGTTGTTAATAGCGAAATTCCTATTAATACTTGGAGAGATACTGTAAGAAAGATCAATCACCCTGCTGGTTTTAATATCTTTGGTCAACTAAATCTAACTGGTGGTAAAGATATTTCTGGAAGAAAAGTTTCTACAGACTTTACTAAGAGAGTTGATATTTCAGAATTTACCAATTTTGCAGACATTATTAATTTTGCAGCAGCACAACCAATCTACTCAGAATTCAATAATAGTGATGTTCTCTTTAGAAATAAGAGATTAACGTCATCCGAAGAAATTCTAACCTCAGTTGTTAAGAAGATCGATGATATTTCTCCTCTATTTGATGGAGAAAGAACATCATTCCCACTTCAAATTAATGGAGAGCAAGTAATTGCATCTACTGGTCAGTCAATGATCTTGATCAATGGTGTCATGCAAGCACCAATTAAGTCATATACTATTGCTAATGGTAATATTGAATTTACTGAACCACCAAAACCACCAGCATCGGTTGTTTATAGAGAGATTGAATTTGAAACTGTTCAGGTTAGAAGAATTAATATCTCAAATGTTTCTGGAATTCTACCAGAAATTAATCAGGAAATTAGAGGTATCACTACAAATGCTACTGCAACTGTAGTTGTAAGTACAACTTCATATCTTGATGTTATCAATGTATCTGGATCATTCCAAGTAAATGAAACACTTGTTGCATCTGCCACAGGTTTAAATGCAACTGTGGTTTCTATGGAACCAGTTATTCAAGATACAATTTTCCAATTTGGGGAACAAATTACTAACCTGAACAAGAAAATTGCTATTATTGAAGAGGTGAATCTTGCAACCTTTATTCCAACTTATCCAACCCAAGTTAGTGCTTGGAATAATCTAACGGCACAAACTGGTCAACGTTTCCAGGATGCTGGAGATTTAATCAGTGGAAATAGAACTTATATTATTGAAAATTCATTTAATGATATGGCAGCACAATATCCATCATTTGTTGTTCCTGGAGGTGCTGGTGCAGTTAACAAGTGTAAGAGAGATATTGGTTATATTGTTGATGCTGTAATTGAAGACATCAGATCTGGTGGAAACTCAAATATTGTTGCTGCAACTAAGGCATACTTTAATAATGGTGTTCCACTTGCAAATGGTTTAGCAGGTGAAGAAGAGCAATCTATTTTTGCTTTTAATAGAGCACGTCATTATATGCAGCAGGCAGTTGTAAATCAACTTCCATTTAAAGATGTAGATATTCTACCAGATAAAGTGTCTGCAACAAACGGTGGTGCAAATCCAAATACTAATACCAATTTAAATCCAAACAATTGCTCTGATGTAAAATCTGCCATTTCAACATTAGTTGGAATGCTCACTAATGCACTTCAAAGTGGATCTATTGCATCCTTACCAAATCCAAATCCAGGTGTTTGGAAGATTGGTTCATCAACTAATAGACTTGTAATTAGTAAAACATATGGTACATCTAAGTTTGAAACTGGTTTATTCCAGATCCAATTAAATGATTACTTCATCAGTGCTGAGACTGGAATTGTTGGTAGAGTAACAAGAATTAATCCATATAGAGATCCAAGTACAAATCAGGTTGTTGGTACATTAACTATTAACCCAGGTTCTAGTTTCTTTGGATTAATCTTTGAAAGATTGCCACTACCAACAAATCCAAACACTATTGTAGACGACCTCAGCAAAACTATTATTGGTGCAGCAAAAATTGATAACTATAATCAGTTTGTAAACCAGAATTTCCCACTGTCGGAATTTGCTCAAAATATTAGTTTAGTTTATGATGATGAAACTGGAACTTGGTCTGAAGGAGATTCTATCAGAAATGTACGTATTAAGTACGTTAATGCAAATCCAGCAGATAATCAAAGAGGATATGATTCTAAGAAATTAATCCAATTAAATAAAACTGCGATTATCACTCAAGTAATTCTTGATATTCAAACTCAGTATCCAGACTTTGATTTTCCAAATAATAGTACTTCAAAGTGTGAAAGAGATTTAGGATTTATCATTGATGCGGTATGTAATGATATTGTTTCAAATGGAAATGCAAATATTGTAATTTCAACCAAAAAATATTTTAATGGAAACGCATTACTAAGCAATGGTCTTGCTGGTGAGATTACACAATCAGTATTTGCATTTAATAAAGCACGTGACTATATGAAGCAGGCAGTGACAAACACACTGTCAATTCCTGGAGCACAGCAAGATTTAACCATCATCCCCGATGCAAATCCAACATCAGGGTCACCATCAAACACAAATCCAACATCTTGTGCAAATATTAGAAGTCAGATTGATACTCTGATTGCAATCCTAACTACGGCACTGAATGATGGTGATTTAGATTCACTTAGCAGTATTACTATTACTGATGGTGCATTCACAGTAGGAGAGACAATTAGATCTAGAAAAGTAATTTATAAGAATAAGTCTAAGGGTACTTTCTTCCCAGAATTTAAGTTAACTGGTCTAACGAGTGGAACTCAGGCAGAAATCATTGGTGTTAACTCAGCAAATGCATATCTGTATGTAAAACCACCTACAGGAACATTCACTTCTGGTGAGAGAATTGCTAACTGGAAGATTACTAATGTTGGGTCACCAAAAGTAAGACTTGCTTCTTCACCAAACTTTAGATATCTTGATGCAGCAGATAGAATTGCAGCAAACTCTGATTTAATCAAAGAAGAGGTTATTGGTTATATTGCAAGAAAGTATCCTGATTTCTATTATCCAAAATCCCCATCCACATCATATAGATTTAAAGATGCTGCAAACTTAATTCGTGGAAATATTGATACGATTGTAAATACTGCATTTAATGCAATTGCAACTCAGTATCCAACTTTCACAAATCCAAATCCAACCAAGTGCAGAAGAGATTTACGATATGTCGTTCTTGCCGTTGCTCAAGACTTATACGATGGTGGTAACAAGTGGACTAGAATGGCAACTCTATATTATTTCAATAATGGAGTACCTATCTCAAATGGTCTAGTTGGAGAGGAAGCACAATCTGTCTACGCATTCAACCAAGCACGTGATCTCTGCTATCAAGCAATTACTAATCAATTAGCATACAAGGATCTTACAATTACTGCTGATCCCAATCCATCATCAGGAACAGTATCAAATATAAATCCAAACTCATGTGCTAATGTTAGAAACACCATTACTACATTATTCTCAATTCTTACAACTTCTATTACTAACGGTAATATTAACAATTTACCTGTAGAAAATGCTGGTGACTTCTCACCTGGTGAGTTCACCTGTAAGAGAGATATGCAGTTTATCATTGATGCATTTGTATTTGATCTAAGGTATGGTGGAAATTCATCTGTAGTTAATGCTGGTGACTTCTATGTTGATGGCAATGGAAATATTCAGTTTATTTCTGGTGAAGAAAGTCAAACCAGAGAAGCATTTAAATATGCTCGTGATCTGATGATCTCTGCGATGAGAAACTTCACAGTTACTCTTCCAAATACAGTTAGAGCAGCATCTACAACATTAACCGTATCTTCTACGGTAGGACTAGTTGAGGGAATGGATGTAACTGGTACTGGATTTAGTGCAGGGACGGTTATTGTAGAGGTTTTAAGTTCAACTACAGTTAGATTGAATCAAAATCCACAATTAACTGGAACTGGAAATGCAGTATTTACCTTGAATTTTGCAAAGTATACTATTTTAGCACCAAGTATTGATTCATCTCTAACAGTTGATACATCAAATCCTCAGTGTGCTGACGTTGCTTCTACTATTAATACTTTATGGTCAACTTTAGATGGCATCATTAATACCAAGGTTGTTCCAACACCTACACAACCAACATATAGCAATAAGTTTGGTCTATCTTCTGCTGCATTTGGTGTAAGTAATACAGGAACTAATAATATTAAAATTGAAAATCCAGAAAAACTCGTTTTGGGTACTAATAACTGGACAATTGAAATGTGGGTTTATAAAACAGTGAATTCAACAACACAATATATTTTGGATATGAGAGAATCTGCATTATCTCAAGCAGTTCCAACAATTTACTTTAATACCCTAAATCAACTCGTATATTTTACTAATGGTGCAGCACGTATAACATCAAACAATACTGTTCCAGTAAATACTTGGACACATATTGCTGTGGTTAGAACTGGTTTAACTACAAAGATGTATATTAATGGAGTTGGACAAACTCAAACTTTCTCAGATACTACAAATTACATTGGCCAAACTTTAAGACTTGGATCTACATATCAAGATAATACTGGATTCCGTGGTTTAATTGATGAATTTAGAATGTCCTTAACCAACAGATATACCGCAAACTTTACACCACAAACTGTTGAGCATGAGGGTGATTCTGGTGATATTCTACTCTTCCACTTTGATGGTACAAATGGTACAACTGACATTTATCCAGAAAGTTATGTTGAGGCAACTTATGATTCATTAAGAACTTCTGTTGCTATTGTTGGACAAATTGATCCTTTAGAGAAAGAGTTAATTGTAGAAGTTATTGATTCTTCGAGAGAAGAGTATAGACAAGCAGCTGACTATATTAGAAAGAATAGAGAATTTATTATTGATGAAATGATCGGATATCTTAAGAATAAGTATCCACTATTAGTTATTCCTGGAGATGAAGCTGGTGGTTCTGATGGCACAAATATTTGTGCTAGAGATTCTGCATATATTGTTGATGCTATTATTAATGATCTACTAAATGGTGGAAATTATCAGACTGTATATACTGCTAAGTTTTACTTAGAAGGTTCTGGTGCTCTTAAGTTTATTGGTGGGGAACTATTACAGTCAGTTTATGCATATCAAAAGTTAGGAGAAATCATTAATGATATTTTAAGTGATACAATTACTGCACAATATTCTGATATCATCATTGTTCCTGTAGAATCAGCATTTAGTGTTAATGTAACTAATGAAGTAACATCACTATGTGATACTATTGCAGATATTTTAGCACCAACAGGGCACAGATTTAGAGATGCTGCAAATCTACTTTATTTCAATAGAGATTATATTGCAGAAGAAGTTGTTGATGCAATTGAAGATGTATTTAAGTGGACATCTTCTCAAAATAATGTGACTTATGATTTATTCGTGAATCCAAATAAAGATAAGTGCATTCGTGATCTAAAGCAATATATCATTCCAGCAATGATTACTGACATTCTAACTGGTGGAAATTATGCTACTGTACAAGCATTTGAATTCTATGTAGATACAAATACTAATATTCTATACGTTGAAGATGAACTCCTTGCAATGTATAAGGCACTAGAGTTAGCAAAACCAATTGCACAAAGAGCAGTTAATAATCTTCTTTATGCAAAGAATTCCACTGGAACACCAGCAGGAGCATATATTGCACAGTATACAAACAGACAACCATATAGAGATTTAACTATCTCACCAGATGGTGCAAGTAATCAGAATCCTAACGCATGTGCTAACGTAACTTCTGCAATTTCAACATTATTTGATCTATTATTGAATACTATTTCAGAAGAATCCTCTCAGTATTCTTCTACTAGCAGAAGAAATGCAGCAAAACTAATTCTATTCAATAGAGCATATATTGCAACTGAAGCATTTAATGATACAAAGGCTGCATATCCATTATATCCAGGAAGCATTAATTTTGGATATGATGTATTGAATGATATGATTTATGATATTGTAACTAATGGTAACGCAAAAACATATGCTAGATGTTTAAGTTGGTTAGATGCATTCTTTAACTTTATTGCATTCTCTGGATATAATCCAGTTCACTTAAGATTCCACTTGGATAGAATTAAAGTATGGGCACAGAGAGCAGTATCACAATCACTAAATCTTGTTGGTCCAACATCTAACCAACCAAGATATAGTGAAGTTGGTTTAAATGTTGGAGACGTAACTTCATATGTTTCCACTTTAATTGAAACATATAAAACTGTAATTACTACTCCAACAGATATTGAAAGTATTACTAGAGACCCAGGTGTAGAGATTCCAGCAGAGGTATATCCAACTAGAACAATTCCAGTTCCATACACAATTTCTTTTGAACCATCTGCATTTATATACGGTGAAACTACAACAACATTTGCTGAAGTAGCACAAATTGTTTATAATAAGTACCAAATCAGAAAGAAATTCTCTAAACATACTATTACATTGGCTGGTGTTGGTTCCAATCCTCCTGCATTCATCATTAATGAAACAGTGAGAGATTCTTCGGATAATACTGCTGTTGTTTATCAAACCGATGGCAGAACGTATTTAGATTTAATTTCATTTACTGGTTCATTTATTGTTAGTGATGTACTTACTGGTGATACAAGTGGAGCAACAGGAACTGTAACTGCAATTGATAATAGATTGATGTTGAAGCCAATGATGGGATCCTTTAATGTTGGGGATGTCATTTATTCTGAAGATACTCCAACATCATCAGTTATTACACAATGGTTATATAACTCTGGTTCTATTTTAGAAAATACTAGTGGGGTGTTGACATTAGATACTGAAACATTAGAAGGTGGATTCTCACTAAGTCAATTTGTATACTCATCAGAATCGGAATTCTTACTAACTACATTTGATCCTCAAGGATTTGACAGTCCAAATATTGGTGAATATATTGTAGCATCCTCTGTAACTGAGATTCAATTTGCAACATCTAGTATTACTACCAGTGGAAATCCAACTGATGCATTTTTACAGGGAGATAGACTAGATGTTATTCAAAACAACCTTCCAACAGGTCAATATGCAACTATCATTTCATATGATGAAGAAACTGGTATAATGTTTGTTGGAAATAAAACTGAAAACTTTGATTCATTTGTAATTGCATCTGGTTTTTCGGTTGGTGTATATCAACCAGGAACACTACAACCAAAAATTTCTGGTCAAGTAATAGATGTACAAACAAATAACTCAACTGCATCTGGAAGAATTACAAGAATTGAGCAAAGTGGTTCTACATACAAACTATGGTTAACTGAAGTACAAGGTACATTCCTTTCAAATCATCAAATTGAAGCAAATAATAACTTTAGATTAATTAATCTAATAACATCTGAAGTTGTTGCAAGAGTTAGTAGATATGCAAGAGGATTTGATGGTGAAACTACATCATTTAAATTAACTTATAATAATGGAACTCCATATTTCCCTGACTCTGATGGTCACTTACTAGTCTTTGTAAACGGTATCTTACAACCACCTGGTGCAAATTATGCATATACTGTTTTTGCAGATAATATTCAATTCACTGAAGCACCTGTTGCAGGATCATCATTTAATGCATACTATATTGGAAAACTAAGACTTCTTGATGATATTTCTTTTGACTTTGATTCACTAAGAAGTTCTTTCAACCTTAAATTTAATGGTGTATTCTACTCACTAACAATTACTAATGGTGTTCAGTCTAATATCATTCTTCCTGAGAATAATATTATCGTTGCAATTAACGGTGTTCTACAAGAACCTGGAGTTGCATTTAAACTAATTGGTTCTAGAATCACATTTGCAGAAATCCCCCGTGCTGGATCATCATTCGTTGCATTCTCATATATTGGTTCTGATGCTGACGTTGTTGCAGCAACTGTTGTACCACCAATCGAAATTGGGGATGAAATCTTTATCGATGGTGAAGATTCCAATCGTACTGTTGCGGTTATTGAATCTTCAAACTCACTTGTAACATTTGAATATTCTGGATCTGTTAAAGGTAGGGGTGGTTCAGCAACTGCTGTTATCACACCTGGAAGAATTGATACCGCATTGGTGACATCTCCTGGTTCTGGTTATACATCTAGACCTACTGTTAACATTCTTTCACCAACAGGATTTGATGGGCAGGTATTAGCTAGAGTAGGTGTTTATAGGGTTGAAGTTTCAGATGGTGGTAGTGGATATTCATATCCTGAAGTTGTTGTTGATAACATTATTCCAGATACTCCAACAGGATTTAGTCCAACATTAGACAGCACTGAAGCAACACTTGATAATACTCAACTAAGTTATGACCAAACATAAATACTAAAGGAAAAAGAATAACTATCATGGCAAAGAATTCTTTAAATATTGGTACTACACCAAATGACGGGACTGGTGACAGTTTACGATTTGGTGCTAGTAAAATCAATGCTATGGTTGATGAGATATACCAAGCACTTGGAACTGGGACAAATTTACAGGTTGATATTAATGATGTAACTGCTGGAAAATATTTAAGATCAAATGGAACTAATTTTGTCCCTTCTGTAATTTCATATGCAGATATAACAGGTGTTCCTTCTATTCCTGCTGCTCAAGTTAGTAGTGACTGGAATGCACTTAGTGGTGTTGCACAAATTTTAAATAAACCAAATTTAGCAACAGTTGCTACTAGTGCAAATGCTTCAGATTTAAATTGGGCAGTTTATAATGATATTCCAAATTTACCATCAGCAAGTGCAAAAAATGGCATGATTGCTAAGGTAACTAGTACAGGTCGTTTATATTATTCTCATGATAATTCATGGAAAAGAGTTGCAAATTATGAAGAACTTAGTCAGCAACTTGTAGGTCTTTCTGCTAGAACAACCGTGTCAGGTACTACCGTAGTTTTAGCAAATAATGCTTCTAGTTTTATGGAAGTTACAGGATTTAAATCTTATAGTATTTTAAAGATACAAACAAACATTGCTGCTTGGGTAACATTATACACTGATGCAGATAGTAGGTCTGCTGATTTCAATAGAACAGAAGATCAAGACCCTCTTAACGGTGCTGGAGTAATTGCTGAAATTATTACAACTGGGCCACAAACACAAATTATGACTCCTGCAGTTTTTGGTTGGAATAATGATTCGACACCAGGTTCAAATATCTATATGAAAGTAGTCAATAAATCTGGATCATCTAATACAGTTACAGTATCATTAACTCTTCTCCAACTAGAGGCATGATGAAAGAATACATAGTAACTTTAAATAAATTTGAAGACTTAGATTTATTTTATGAAGATATGGAAACTCCTGGAGGATCGGTTACTATTCCAGGTAGAAAAGTTGATTGTGTATTGAGAAGAGATATTTCTAGAAATACACACTACATGTTAACTGAGGAAGAGGCAGAACTTCTACGTCAGGATGAACGTGTTCTTGCTGTTGAATTACTTCCATCAGAATTAGGTTTAGAAGTAACTCCACATTGGACTCAAAGTGGAGTTTTCCAAAAATTAAACTTCTTTGCAAATACTGAAAAAAATTGGGGATTATTACGTTGTATTTTGGGATCTCAAATTCCAGGATGGGGACTTGATGGATCACCTTCCCAAGGTCAGACTATAAGAACATCATCGTCAGGACAACATGTTGATGTTGTTATTGTTGATGCACATATAAATCCAAATCATCCTGAATTTGCAGTAAATGCAAATGGTACTGGAGGAAGTAGAGTAAACTTAATTGATTGGTTTGAATATGGTCCTTCAATTGGTTATGCATATACATCACCATATGACTATAGTGATATTTCTAGTAATCATGGTACTCATGTTGCAGGGACTGTTGCAGGTAATACTCAAGGGTGGGTAAGAAATTCAATAATTTATAACATGGAGTTTTCATATTCTGGATCTGGGGCACCAGGACCTAATTGGGAACTATATCTCTTTGATTATCTAAGAGCATTTCATAAAAATAAACCAGTAAATGAAGTAACTGGAAGACGAAATCCAACAGTAACTAATCATAGTTGGGGATATGCATACAATGATATTGATTTAGCATTTGTAACATCAGTAACATATAGAGGAGTTACTACAAGTTTAAGTGGTTTAGCAACTTCTATTAAAGCACAAATTTTAGAAAATAATGGAGTACCTGTGCCTGCAGGAACTCTTCTTTATCGCATTCCTGCTAGGTATTCTGCATTAGATGCAGATATTCAAGATGCTATTGCTGATGGTATCATTGTAGTATCTTCTGCTGGCAATTCTTATTGGAATTCAACTATATCTTCTAACATTGATTATAATAATTCTATTGCAACAAATACCGTAGGGACAGTATTTCATTCTAGAGGTTCATCTCCAGGAGCAGCAGATAATGTAATTTGTGTTGGTAGCATTGGAACTTTTTCAGATGAAAGGAAGTCGGCTTTTAGTAATTGGGGACAGAGGATTGATATTTGGGCACCTGGAAGTAATATCATTTCTGCAGTGTATGACGCAACTGCGGCAAATGAATTTTCCATTACATTAGTAAATGATTCTAGGAATGGTTCTTTCAAATTGGGTTCTATATCTGGAACAAGCATGGCTTCCCCCCAAGTTGCTGGAGTGTTAGCATGTTTAATGGAACATAATCCAAGAATGAACCAATTTGAAGCACGAAGCTTCATTACAAAATTATCTAAGAAGAATCAAATTGGTTCTACGGGTTCAAATCCAAATCAATCACCATATACTGCTATAGGTGATTCTAATAATCGATATTTGTTTTATGATCCCATCCGTAAATTTTCTGGTGAAGTATATCCAAGAAAAACCCAAAATAATAGGGGTTCTCAAGGACAGACTTTCCCTAGAATGAGATTGAAGTATACCTAATAAATATCATAATAGAGAGGAAATATTAAATGGCAATTGCACCTGGGTCTGGAGCTAAAATAAGACCACTTTTTAATCAGTATTTTGGTGTAGATAGTGTAGAAATACTGGATGGTGGTTCTGGGTATAGTGCAGATTTACCTCCTTTGTTGAGAATATCTGGTGCTGGAGTTCCTACTGCAGAAGCAAAGTTAAGACCAGTTATAAAAGATGGTCAAATTATAAGAGTTGATGTTATAGATCCTGGTTATGGTTATGATCCGTTGCGTGTAGAAATAAATGGAACAAATCCACCTGGTCTTGGAGAAGGTACTCCTAGTGGTGCTATTGGAAAAGTTTTCTTGAAAAAAGATGCAAATGGAAATGATACTGACGAAGTTGAGTATGTTCAACTAACTTCTCAGGGGGATAGTTATTTTGGATCTACAACTGCAGTAATTAGAGGTGGTGGAGGTAATGGTGCTGAAGCTAAAGCAGTAACTGGTTTTGTAACTGGTTTATCTATCATAAACTCTGGAAGAGAATATTTATCAAATAATACTTCTATTGATATTGCTGGTGGAGGTGGATCTGGAGCACAAGGTGTTTTAAACATAGACGAGACTGGAGTAGTCACAAACATTTATATTGATAATCCTGGTGAATTTTATGAAACAGATCCACTTGTACTGCTTATTGGAGGTGGTGGAGCAGGTGCTAAAGCAATAGCAAAAACAAATCTAGGTCAGTTGAGTGAGATTGAAATCCTTAATGGTGGTAATCGATATACCTCTGCACCTGAAGTTATTTTTGCAAGAAAAACTAAACTTGCTAGAAAAGTTAGAAATCGTCAAAGTTATAATTCAACAGTTAAAAGTATTACTGGTTTAATCAAAGATGTTCAACCATCAGATACTAGTATTTTCTTAGAAAGTACTAGTGCATTTCCTGGATCTGGTTCTGTATTCTTGAACAAGGAGATTATTAATTATACTGGAAAAACTGCTAGATCATTAACTGGTTGTAACCGAGGAGTAAATTTTAGATATGACCAGAAACTTATTCTTGATGATGGTGCAAATGATGAATTTGGAATTTCTCAATATAAATTTCAGGTTACGGATAGAGTAAATAGAACAACACCAAACGCATCAAATAAAATTGCTAAGGTATATGATTGGGTTCCTGAAACTAGATCACTATACATTAAATTTGAAATTGATGAGTTGTCTTTTATTGATGGTGGAAGAGCAAACGAAAAATCAAACGTTATTGCTTTCAGTGGTGGAATTTCTGGATCGGCAACGACACAACCACATAGAATCGCAGAATCTTTTGGTGCATTTATAACACTACTAACACAACCAATTGGATTACTACAAGATTTTGTTTTTGAAGATCGTTATATCGGTGAGGTTACTCAAACATCAACTGAGTTTCCTGGTGGAGATGGTTATGCTGATATTTACAACGAAGAAACTGCATATGAAGGTGAAATATATCTAAATGGTGGTGTTGCTAGTACACTCTATGGTATTGAAGAAAATGTTGGTGGATCAAACACAACTCTCTTTACTCCTGGAGAGGTAATTAGAGACGCAACTCAACCACCACTTGAACCATCTGTTGTTGAAGTAACAGGTTTAACAGATGGTGAAAGACATATTTGTGTCATCAAATTAACTGTTGATCCTAATAATAATACACCATATATTTCTGGTAATACTGCTACTGGACAAACTACAGGAATTCAATCAACTACAGTTTACTATAGAAACTTAGTAAACGGATTGTGGACAACTAGTGGAACTATGGCATCATTAACTCCATTTGTTTCTGTTCCTAATACTATTGATTTGGAAGAGGGTATGTTAGTAGTGGGTGATGTTATTCCGACAGGTACTGTTATTGCTAAGATTATTAATTCTACAACTATCCAATTATCAAATCCTGTTAACCCAATTATAGGTAGCACTACTAGAACTATCACTATAAGAATGGAACTTGAACCAGAAGAATTAGAAGATGATCCATCATATACTGAAACAAAAAATATTTTATATCTAAGATCACCAGTATTTGTGGATACACCAATTGAATATCAAATTGGAGAAATTATTACTGGTGCTGGTGGTGGAAATGCAGATATATTAGATATACAGTATTTCTCACTAGTTCGAGACGAAACACTCGGATAAGATAGTATAAATAACTAAGGAAGATAGAGTATCGAGATGGCATTACTTACTGATCAATTTAGGGTCTTTGCTGCAAAAAGATTTATCAAAACTCTTGAGGGTCCAGATAAAACTGCTTCAGATATTGTTGCTGGAACTAATAGAGATCGTCTTTATGTTTTTATTGGGAGACCTCAAGAATGGGACAATGAAAATGTTCCCCCAGATCCTGTGGATTCTTTCCAACAGTTTAGTGATGTATATGATGATTTGATTTCAATGAAACGTGTTCTTTCAAATGACACAATTCAAGTTATTCGTCGTATTGACTGGACACCACCAGAACAAACCACAGGTGGTTTGGGATACACCTATGACATGTATCGTCACGATTACTCTTCCATTAAAACCGCATCTTCTGGTGCAACCAAGTTATATGATGCAGATTTTTATGTTGTAAATTCTCAGTATCAAGTTTATAAGTGTATTTACAATGGAACTTCTCCTGCAGATCCTAATGGTAAGCCATCAACTGTAGAACCAACTGGAACTTCAACTTCTATTATTACAACTACTGATGGATATCGTTGGAAATATCTATACACTATTCCTGTCGGATCAGTTCTGAAGTTTTTCTCAAATGAGTACATGCCTGTTCTCAATGATGTTGCGGTCCAGGCAGAAGCAGCAGATGGTGAAATTGATACTGTCGTTATTGCATCTTCTGGATCTGGATATAATAATGGTACATATGAAAATGTACCTATTAAAGGTGACGGTGCTGGGGGTAGAGTTTCTGTTGTTGTTGATGGTGGTAAAATCGTATCAGCAACTGTAACTTCTGGTGGTTCTGGATATTCATTTGGACAAATTATTGTTGATGAAATTAACGGTGTTGGTGCTGGCACTGGTACTGGTGGTCTCCTAGAAGTTGTAATTCCACCAAAGGGAGGACATGGTTCAAATCCATCATTTGAACTTGGTGGATATCGTGTAATGATTAACACAAAATTCTCGTATGCTGAGGGTTCTGGTGACTTCCCAACAGATAATGACTATCGCAGAATTGGTCTTATCATCAATCCAAATAAATTTGGAACTACAGAATTAGCATCTGAACTAACATTATCTGGTACTTATGCAGTGATTTTTCCACCTTCCTTTACTGGTTCTTTCCAGACTGATGAAATTATCACGCAAACTAGAACCGTTGGTGGTCAGCAAATTACTGCAAGAGGAAGAGTAATTTCGTGGAATTCTACAACGAAAGTATTAAAATACTATCAAAATAGAGTTGATGGTATTTTCCCAGAAATTACAGGATCGCAATTTGAATTTGAAGGTGGTAATCCTATCATTGGTGCATCTTCAGGTACAACTGCTGAACCAGATGTTAACTTCCCAATTATCCCAAACACAGCAACTAGATCTATCAATAATACAGAATATGATCTAGGTATGAGATTCACAAATGGATATGCAAAACCAGAATTAGAAAAAAACTCTGGAGATGTTATCTATATAGATAATAGAAGGTCAATTTCACGTGCTGGTGACCAGATCGAAGATATTAAAATTGTAATCGAATTCTAAGGTAGTAAGTCCGATGCCCCAGAATACTAATCTAAACATTTCACCATACTATGATGATTTTGATAAGTTTAAAAATTTTTACAAGGTTCTTTTTAGACCTGGTTTTCCAGTACAAGCTAGAGAGTTAACCACATTTCAATCTATCCTACAAAATCAAATTGAATCAGTAGGTACGCACCTTTTTAAAGAAGGTGCTATGGTTATTCCTGGGCAAGTTGGATACGATACTTATGCTCAAGCAGTTATTCTCCAATCAAACTTTTTAGGAACATCAGTTGAAAGTTATAGAGAAAAACTGATTGGATCTATTATTACAGGTCTAACTACTAACGTTAAGGCAAAAGTAATCTACACACTATCTGCAGAAGAATCAGAAAAAGGATATATTACACTATATGTTAAGTATATTGAGTCTGGTGGTGCAAACAATGAGACCAGAACTTTTGTAAATAATGAACAATTAATTTGTGATAAAGAAATTACATTTGGTACTAACTTAATTGAAGTTGGAACTCCTTTTGCACAACTATTGCCAACTGGAGCACTTGCAGTTGGATCCACAGCAACAGTCAGTACAGGGGTATATTTTATTAGGGGATACTTTGTAGATGTACCTGAACAAACTATTATTCTAGATCAGTATTCAAACACTCCATCATATCGTATTGGTCTGGAAGTATCCGAATCCATCATTACTCCTGAAGATGATGAAACACTAAATGATAATGCTACTGGTACATCAAACTATGCTGCACCTGGTGGGCATAGATTTAGAATCAGAGCAACTCTGGCAAAAAAAGTAATCGATGATGATACTGATAAAAACTTTATTGAAATTCTAAGACTCAATAATTCTAAAGTTGAAAAGTTCGTAGAAAGAACCCAGTATTCTGAACTGGAAAAAATGTTTGCTATTAGAACTTTTGATGAGTCTGGAAATTATACAGTAAGAGATTTTGATATTAGAATTCGTGAATCTTTGGATGATGGATTAAACAATGGTGTTTTTGCTCCTGGTTCTAGAACACAACAAGGAAATGTTCCATCAAAGTCCAAATATGCTGTAGAAATTGGTCCTGGTAAGGCATACGTAAAAGGATATGAGATTGAAACACTAGCACCATCTTACATTGATTTAGATAAACCAAGAGATACCAGGGCATTACAAAACAGTATTGTTCCATTTGAAATGGGCAACTACTTATTAGTAAATACTGTTTGGGGATCACCTATCATTAATGGTAATGGAGTTACAACAAACTATCAAAAAATAGAATTAAGAGATCAGAGAGGTTCTAACGGAACTACTGCTGGTAATGTTATTGGTTATGCAAGAACTGCTATTTTTGAATATGATAGTGGTTTAGACGTTACTGCTGCTGCTACCACATATAAAGCATACTTATTTGATATTCAACCACTTACATTATTTAGATTATCCAATAGTGTAACTTTGGTTCAAGGACAAGTAATTAGAGGTAGAACCTCAAAAGCAAAGGCATTTGTTGAAGCTGATCAAACTGGATCACTTATTAAGGTTTACCAAGTTTATGGTAGATTTATTGATGGAGAAGTTTTAGTAAAAGACTCTATTGAACTTGGAACACTTTCATCACAATATTCTTATGATTTTACAGATGTAAAGGCTATTGTAGGTAGAAATTCAGCAGAAACAGTAACATTCCAAGCAACTCCAATTTTAGATGAGAAAAGAGTAATTAGTGGATCTAGTTTTAGTGTAAGTGGAACAACTGTAACTGGAACTCTAAGTAATTTCACTAGAGATTTACGTCCAGGAGATATGTTATATTTCTCTGAGACACAGTTTGCACAGGTACTAAAAATCACCACTGCAGGATCTAATATTAATAATCGTATAACCAGTGCAACAACATTAACCTTGGAGTCTGGTGGTTCTATTCCAAATGGAACTTATTCATCTTTATATAGAAAGAGACCCCAATTAAAAGATAAACATATCGCAGATCTTTTAATTGAGATGCCTAAAAAATCAATTAGGCAAGTTTCTGATGAATCTGTCATTGTTGCTAGAACATTTGATAACATTACTGTTACTGGTTCAAATAATTTTACAATCACTCTCCCTTCGGATGAGCAATTCTTGGCATATGATAAAGATCATTATATGCTAGTTTCTCTTGCACCAACTGCAGGAACTATTATTAATATTTCTGATAAAATTTCATTCAACACTTCTGGTACTCCTAGAACATCTTTAACAGTAAGTAATCTAAGTGGTTTTACATTTGTTAGGTTGATTGCATCTATCTCTAAGAATGAAGTAGAGAAGAGAATCAAAACTGCAAATAAAATGAATATCATGAAAGTTGATAGAACCAGCATTGTTGGTGATGTCACTAAGTTTGGTTTGTCTTATGGTTCAATCTATGGAACTAGAATTCAAGATGAAGAAATTTCATTAGGTTGTTCTGATGTTTACCAACTCCACGCAGTCTATGAATCAAAAGATGATAATTTACCTGTGATTCCTAGAATCACTATGCAGGATGCTGCTTTCTTTAAGAAAGGAACCTTAATTCAAGGTAAAACATCTGGTGCTAAAGGAATGGTTGTTAACTTTTCAGGTGTAACTTTGAATTGTGAATTTGTTTATAAAAATGATAATAGATTTATTCCTGGTGAGGCAGTAGTAGGAACTAATACAAACGATCTTCTTATTGAAGCACTTATTGATGATAATGATGGTTCTGTGGATAATGGAAGTTTGGATATTACTTCAAGTTTCACATTAGACCCAAATCAAAATAGTTATTTTTATGATATTTCTAAACTAGTAAGAAATGCAAATGCTTCGTCACCACTAAGAAAACTTTTAATTATTTTTGATAGGTTCACTCATGAATCATCAGGAGACTATTTTAATGGTTCATCATATGTTGGTATTGATTATGAAGATATTCCTGCTTTAATTGCAGGTAAAGAAAGAAAAGAACTAAGAGATGTTTTAGATTTTAGACCAGCAGTTACTCCAGTTCTTAGTGCATCTGGTACAACTAATGATCCATATTTTGTAAACTGTGCATCGTTAGACTGGAAAGATAGAAGCTTTATTTCTGGTGGAGCATCAAATAACGCAACTGTTACTGACGTTCCAAAACCAGAATCCGATTTTAGATGTGACTATGATTATTATCTCCCAAGAATTGATAAAATCTTCCTAACTGATCAAAGAACTTTCCAGATTGAAAAAGGAAAATCTGCAGACGAACCTGTTCCACCAGATGATCTACTAAATGGAATGCTATTGGGAACTATTAGACATGATGCTTATGGATATAATCCCGAGGATGTTTATATCAAACGTGAAAACAATAGACGTTTTACAATGCGAGACATTGGTATTATTGAAAAACGTCTTGATCAAGTAGAATATTACACTTCACTAAACTTACTTGAATTAGAAACAAATACATTCTCCATTAAAGATGCTGATGGTTTTGATAAATTCAAAAATGGTTTCTTAGTAGATGATTTCTCATCACTTAATAATTGTGATCCTAATTATCCTGATTTTGAGTGTTCGATGGAATTTAGTACAGGATTCTTACGTCCTTCACACTATACAACAAATGTACCATTAGAACTTAATACTACACAATCAACTAATATAGTAAAAAGTCCAAATGGTGCTATTATCACTTTACCATATGAAAATGTTAGATTTATTCATCAACCATATGCGTCAAGAGTTGAAAATGTAAACCCATTTAACGTTTTTGCTTTTATTGGTAGGATTGATTTAACACCACATTCTGATGATTGGATTGACACTACACGTGCTCCAGAAAGAGTTGTAAATATTGAAGGTGATTTCACATCAGAATCTAGAAGATTTAATGTTGATCAAAATGGTTTTGCTCCTATTGAATGGGGTGCATGGAGAACTACTTGGAGTGGTGTTACTGCACAAAGATCCTGGGGTATTGGTGGTGGTAACTGGTGGGGTATTGCAACACAATCTACAATTACTACCAACCAAACTAGATCTGGTCTAAGAACACAAGTTGTTCCACGTATTGATCGTCAAAGTTTAGGAACTAGCATTATTGCTAGAACATCTATTCCATGGATTCGTTCTAGAAATATTGAGTTTAAAGTACAAAGAATTAAACCAAAAACAAGGATGTATCCTTTCTTTGATACTGTATCAATTTCTACATATTGTACACCTAAGATTCTTGAGTTGGTCAAAAACTCCACAGAGGATGCTAAAACAAATAATATTCCTTTCCAAGTTGGAGAGACCGTAGTTGGATTACAAAGTGGTGCTAGAATGAGACTAATGGCACCTAATAACGGATTTACTACAAGTCCATATGACAATTCAGCACTTCCTGGTTCTTATGCATCTACAACTAATGTGATTAATATTGATACTGCTGCAATGGCAACACAAGTCAATGGTGCATTCTTTGGGAATCCAGTTCAAGGTGAAGTTCTAGTTGGACAAACTTCTGGAGCACGTGCTGTAGTTAAGGAAAAGAGATTAATTTCAGACCAAAGTGGAAACCTAACTGGTGTGTTCTTTGTTCCAAATCCATCTATTGATGCAAACCCACGTTGGGCTACAGGAAGGAGAGTCTTTAGACTTACTTCAAATTCAAAAGATGAAAGAATACCTGGAGCAATTGATTCTCTCGCAGAAGCAAATTATGAAGCTGCTGGTACTTTAGAGACACAACAAGAAAATATTCTTGCAGTTCGTAATGCGGAAATTGTTAGAGATACTGTTACTCAGGATCAATCAATTCAGAGTACCAGAGTAGAAAATAGAGTATTAGGATGGTGGGACCCTCTTGCTCAAACATTCTTGGTGGAGTCTAAGGGTGGAGCATTTATTACTAAAGTTGATGTTTACTTTAAGTCTAAGGATGAAAAAATTCCCATTAACTGCCAGGTTCGTAGTCTCCAAAATGGAAACCCAACAAACAAAGTGCTTCCATTCTCGGATGTAACTATCCAACCAAAAGATGTTCAACTTTCTGATAATGCTTCTATCCCAACAACTTTTGTATTCCCAGCACCTGTATATCTTCAGGAAAATGAGGAATATGCATTCGTATTATTCTCAGACTCTAATGAATATAGAGTTTGGATTTCTAGAATGGGTGAAAACGACATTTCAAATGATCGAACTATTTCTGCACAACCATATGCAGGTGTTCTATTCAAATCACAAAATGGTTCTAGTTGGACAGCGGATCAATATGAAGACTTAAAATTTAGCATGTATAAAGCTAAATTTGCAACGTCAGCAAGTGGAAGAGCAGTATTTAATAATGCAAGACTTGGTATTGGAAATAACCAAATTCATAATTTACCTCTAAATCCAATTACAACATTAAAACCACAATTAAAATTAACATTAGATGCAACAACAATTTCATATACTGTTGGTGCTGAAATTAGCATGACTGATCAATCTCCTGCACCTTCGGCAATTATTAGACAGGTTGTTCAAGGAACAGGTGGTGCTAATGGTCATATCATCGTTGATGATGTTTCTGGTACATTTAGAACAGGTGTTACTGGTGGAGCACTAGCAGTTTATAGAATTGTTTCAAGTAGAACAATTGGTAATATTACACTAAATGCTGGTGTAACTGGATCATTTACTGTTGGTCAAAAAATTACTACTACTGCTGGTGCATCTGGTATTGTAACTGCTTGGAACTCAGGAACTAGAGTAATAACTATTAAGTCTGCAACTGGAACATTCTCTACTGGAGATACAGTATCAATGACAGTAAGTGGTTCTGTAGTTGGTTCTGGTGTTATTGCAACTGGTGGTGTAAGTATTACAGGTGATGATATTAACCGTTATGTTACAATTGCACCAACATTCTTCAATGATCCAAATAGAATTCTAATCAGACACCAAAATCATGGTATGCACGATCCAGCAAACACTGTGATTATTTCTGGAGTACAATCCGAAGTTTCTTCAACAACTATTGACTCAGCATTCCATACAAATGGAATCACTACTTCAGATGGTGTAGGATCAAACTTTGAATTGCACGTTAATGATGCTTCTGCATTCCATACCGTAATTAATGGTTTGGCATTAGATGTTGCAAATCCAGGTTACATTAAACTGGGTAACGAAATTATCAAATACATTGATATTAGTGATGATGGTAAAATTATCACTGTACCCTCTGGGGGTAGAGCAGCTGCTGGAACAACTATTTCTGCACATGCGGTCGATGAAGCAGTTGAATGTTATAATTTAGATGGTGTACCACTGATTGAAATTAATAAGTCACATGAAGGGTTAGCAAATGTAACATTAGATAGTTACGAAGTTAACACTGATTCTATTGCATCTAATGGTATTGTTTCTGGTGGTGCTGTAGTATATGCAACTCAAAACGTTGCATTTGAAACTCTAACACCACAGATTACACAGATGAAATTACCAGATACTGAGTGTATTCATAGATTTAATTGTGTTTCTGGAACCTCAATTAATGATAATGGTCAAACAATACTAGAAAGTTCATTTATTAATGATGGATCATATGATGATGTTATTCCAAATGAAACTAATACTTTAACTGGTCAAAAAATTATTTGCTCTCAGGTAAATGAAGATACTCATTTAAATGGTGCTAAGTCATTAACATATGAAATTAACATGGCATCTACTAATGAAAATATCTCACCAGTTATTGATTTAGAAAGAACCAGTTTGATTACAACATCAAATAGAGTAAATAATCTAAGTATTACAAACTCGGATTCCAGAGCATCGACTGGAGATAGAAATAATGCAATCTATGTTACTAAATTGGTAGAACTTCTTAATCCAGCAAATAGTTTGAAAGTTCTATTCTCAGCAGATTTACATCCATTTACTGATGTAAAAGTCATGTATAAGATTGTACCAGTAGGTACATCATTGACAGCTGAAGAAATTGGTTTTGAATATTTTAATGGATCTGGTGGTCCAGATAGAGATATCCCCAAAACAGAAAGATTTGAAATGAGAGACTATGAGTTTACTGTTGATTCATTGAGTTTTACTTCATTCCAAATTAAGATTGTGATGAACAGCCAAAATCAAGCATATGTTCCTCTAATTAGAGATTTCCGTGTAATTGCTTTACTTGACCTATGACAAATGAAAGATATATAAGAGTAGAAGGTTCCGACAATTTATATCGGGATATTAAAAGTGGTGCTATTCTAAATCTAGACAATGATGCATATTCTAGTGCGGTCGAGTCTTCAAGAAAGAGAAAGGCACAAAGAGAAACCATTTCTACTTTACAAAAAGACGTATCTGAGTTAAAATCAGATATGTCCACCATTAAAACATTATTATTACAATTAGTAGGAGAAAAAAATGACAGTTGATGCCCCTGAAATTCTTGCACCTGAAGCACTTCTAGAGCAATTTAAAGCAAGATATGATGCTATCGTAAATGAAAATCAACAACTTCTTGCGAAGATCAGAGATAATGAACAAATTGCACTAAAGTTACAAGGTGCTATGGAAACAATTCAATATCTAAATCCTGAGTTGAGCACTCCAGAAGAAAAAACAGAAACTGAAGAAGTTTCAGAATAATACTAAGAGGAGCCTAGTGCTCCTTTTTTTGTACTGATTTACTATAGGTATAAATAAGTTAGGGAAGAATTAGCTTTTACGGGATTTATATCAAATGGCAAATAGAATCCAGTTAAGAAGAGATGGTGCTCAGCAGTGGGCTAACGTTAACCCAACGTTGGCACAAGGTGAATTAGGTATTGAAATTGATACTGGTCGTATTAAAATTGGTGACGGTGTTACCTCTTGGAACCAATTAAAATATGAAAGACCAATTGAAGCAGAAACTAATACTGCAAATACATTAGTTAAAAGGGATGCTGATGGTGGGTTTGCTGCAGGTGCAATTACGGCAACTTTGATTGGTAATGCATCTACTGCAACTAGACTTGCAAACGCACGTCAAATCACTCTTGCTGGTGACTTAGTTGGTGCTGGTACGTTCGATGGATCTGCAAACTTAAACTTAGTTGCACAATTATCTTTTATTCCTGCACTACCACACTATAATCCATTAAATGAAAATGCCACTGGTACATATACTAAAGTAACTGTTGACTCTCAAGGTAGAGTCAGGGGTGCTTCAAACCCAAATAGTCTTGCTGGATATGGAATCACTGATGCACAACCAATAGATGTTGATCTAACTGCTATTTCAAATCTAACTACTGTAGGTATTCTTTCTAGAGCATCAGAAGGTAACGTTGTAACTCGTTCGATTAGTGTTGCAGATACTTCTAGACTTTTGATTAGTAATGGTAATGCAGTTAATGGAAACCCAACACTAGATCTCGCAGAAACTGGAGTTGCTGCCGCAAGTCCAGTATATTTTGGATCTGGTGCCATACAAAAATTATTTAACGTTCCTACGGTTGCAGGAGCAACTCAAACAATTTTCGCATCAAGAATTGGTGTGGATATTTGGGGTAGAATTTATAGTATTAGTGATTTCCCAATCGCAACCGCAGTAGAAGGTACAACTGCATCTGCTTGGGGATCTACAACGGCATATTCTCGTTATGATAAAGTCACTAATGGTGGCAGACTTTATCAAGCACTTAATGCAGGAACTTCTGGTTCTACAGCACCCACACATACCTCTGGAGATGCTTCGGATGGTACTGTATCTTGGAGACATCTTGGAGCAGTAACATCTCGTCAGAAAGGTCTTGCATCATTCGATCAGGAAGACTTTGATGTAGATGTAAATGGTCATGTTCAGATTGCTCTTGCTGGTGTAGATAATACACAACTACAAAATAATCAAATTAGATTTGCTGATGGCAATTCTTTTACCGCATATGAATTAGATAATGAGCATACTGCTTCTACAGGATATCGTGGTATTACTACCATCAATAATTTATCAGTTAATAATACTAGTGGTAGCCCTCTTCTCAAGTGTCTTGCTGCCGACGACAATGTAGATATCAATACTACAACTTCTACAATCTTCTCTGATATTACTCTCGATAAGACTAGCACTGCAATTCAAACTATTAACCGTGCTGGTTCTCTTACTATTCTTATGGATGCAAATACAGCATCCAATAGATTTCTCCGTTTAACTGCAAATAATGCAGGAACTGGTGAAGCAAAAATTGAAGTAACTGCTGACGAACAAATTTCCATTATTTCTACAAATGAAGATGTTCGTGTTGAGGACTTCTATTTCGCAAATAATGTATTAAGTTCAACCAACTCTACTATTATTATTGATCCTGCAGGTATTGGTGATAATACTGGTAATGTTCAAATTAGAGGTAACTTACAAGTTGATGGAACAACCACAACAGTAAATTCAACAACTATTAGTATTGATGATGTCATTCTAACTCTTGGTGGTGATACTGTTCCAACTACAGATGACAATAAGGATCGTGGTGTTGAATTCCGTTATTTTGACACTCAAGCACGTTTAGGTTTCTATGGTTGGGATGATTCATACACAACCTTAGCAGGTACAACTGGTGGTTATCGTTTTCTCCACAATGCAACAAATACTTCTGAAGTCTTTTCTGGTACTGATTCTGGTATTATTGCTGGCAACCTTGCCCTCAGTAGTAACGTTGGATCAACTAGCACTTCAACAGGCACCCTGGTAGTCACAGGAGGCACTGGAATCAGTCAGAACCTTTGGGTGGGTGGAACTGCTAATGTTGCTGGCAACACCACCTTACAGGGCACTCTAGATGTCACCAATCTATCTACTTTTAATAATGGTGTAACGATTGCTGGTAGCACAACTGCAGCAACAGAATTCTTCAGGATCACAAATGGTGCTGGTAGTCCTTTAACTAGATTTCTTGTAGATACTGCATCTGGAAATACTACAATTGAGGGTACTTTAGGTGTTACTGGTGCAACAACACTAACAGGAAATCTCACAACTCAATCAGCATCCGCAGTTAACATTCAGAATACTGCTAATTCTAACGTTACTGCTGCTATTGCTGGTACTGCATATGCATCTCTTGGAACTTATGGTGCTCTGAAAGTTGATGGTGGAGTTTCAATTGCTAATGGACTTGTTGTTGGTGGTTCATTTAAAGTATATGGTCAGTTTGACGTAGACGGTGCTGTAAGCTACAGTGGTAATACCATTTTTAAAGGAAATATTTCAGTTGACAACGATGGTGTTTCACCATTTAAGTTTAACGTTACATCAAACACAGGAAGAGTTGATACTATTGGTCAGATTGTTACTACAAATACAACTGATGCAACTTCAACATCTACTGGTTCTATTATTACATCTGGTGGACTTGGAGTTGCATTACAACTCAGAGTTGGAGGTGCTGCAACAGTTACTGGTGCAACAACACTCAGCAGCACTTTAGGTGTTACTGGAGCAACAACACTCAGCAGCACTTTAGGTGTTACTGGAGCAACAACACTTTCATCAACACTAGGTGTTACTGGAGTAACTACCATCTCAAACACCACCGATTCATCTGCTACCAACAATGGTGCTTTAGTTGTTTCTGGTGGTGCTGGCATTGCATCACAACTCAGAGTTGGTGGAGCAACGACTCTTGGATCAACTCTTGCTGTTACGGGAGTAACAACACTTTCAAATAATTTGGTTGCTAATGCAAATACAACATTAGGTGATACATCTACTGATACCTTAACTGTTAATGCAACATCAACATTTAATGCTCCAGTTACTATTTCTGGTTCTAATAACCTGTCTGTTGGTGGAAACATCACAGTAACTGGAGATTTGACTGTAAATGGTACTACAACTACAGTCAATTCTGTCACGATGACAATTGATGATAAAAATATTGAACTTGGTTCTGTTGCATCTCCAACTAATATCACAGCTGATGGGGGTGGTTTAACACTTAAAGGTACTACAGATAAGACATTTAACTGGATTAATACTACAACAGCATGGACATCATCAGAGCATTTAGACCTAGCATCTGGTAAAGAGTATAGAATCAATAACACGGCAGTCATTGACTCTACTAGAAATCTAGTTAACATTGTTAATATTACCCAAACTGGTAATTTAACCATCAACACAAATAGATTTACTGTTGCTGGAGCAACTGGCAATACGTCAGTTGGTGGTACACTAGGTGTTACTGGAGCAACTACTCTCTCATCAACACTAGGTGTTACTGGTGCAGCAACACTATCATCAACACTTGCAGTTACCAGTGATTTTTCAATTAATACTAATAGATTTAATGTTGTTGCTTCCTCAGGTAATACATCTATTGCAGGTACACTAGGTGTTACTGGAGCAACTTCATTAAACTCCACTTTAGGTGTCACTGGAATTACATCAATTACTAATACAACAGCAGCAACCACCACTGGAAACTTTGGTCTAAGTGGTGCATTTAGAGTTACAGGTGGTGCTTCTGTTCAGGGAAGTTTTGTAGTTGGTGGAGACTTAAAAGTATATGGAGATCAGATCGTCGATGGTGGTGTTAACTACACTGGTGTTCAGACATATTCTGGTGTAATTCGTCAGAGTAATACTTCTGATGCATCTACCGCAACTGACACTAATGCATCAATTTCTACTGCTGGTGGTGTTGCAATTGCTAAGCAGTTGAGAGTTGGTACAAACGCAACAATTACTGGAACACTAGGTGTAACTGGTGCTGCAACCCTATCATCAACATTGGGTGTAACTGGTCAAACAACTCTAACTGGAGCACTAGTTGCAAATAGTAATGTAACTCTTGGAGATACATCAGCAGATACTCTAACTGTAAATGCAACCAGTACTTTTGCTTCTCCAGCAACATTTAATAATAGTCTAACATCATCGTCAAATGTTACGATGAATGGTGGTATTTTAAGTGTAAGAACAAGTGGTGGTTTAGACAGATTTGTATTTAACCCTGCAACATCGGCAGCAACATTTACTGGTTCATTGAGTGTTTCTGCTTCAACTACACTATCATCCACTTTAGGTGTTACTGGAGCAACTACACTTTCATCAACCTTAGCAGTTACTGGAACTACTAATTTAAGTTCTACTTTAGATGTAACGAGTTTAGCAACATTTAATGGTGGTGTTACAGTTGCAGGATCAACAACTGCGGCAACTGAATTCTTTAGAGTCACAAATGGTGCTGGTACTCCAGTTACAACATTCCTAGTTGATTCATCTAGTGGTAACACAACAATTTCTGGAACTTTGGGAGTATCAGGTAATGTTAGTGTTAACACTAACAAGTTTGTCGTTACTGCTTCGAGTGGTGATACTACAATTGCTGGAACACTAGGTGTTACAGGAACATCAACATTTACTGGTTCGATTGCAGCAAATGGTGGAATTACTGGAGCATTAACTGGAAATGCTTCAACTGCAACTACACTACAAACTGCAAGAACTATTGGTATTTCTGGTGATGGTACTGGAACTGCTACATCATTTAATGGATCTGCTAATATTACAATCCCATTCACACTAGCAAACTCAGGTGTAACTGCAGGAACATATACAAGAGTTACTGTTGATGCCAAGGGAAGAGTAACCGCAGGTGCCAATGCTTCAACTTCTGATATTTCAGAAGGTACAAATCTATACTACACTCAAGGAAGATTTGACACTGCATTCGGTTCTAAGACAACTTCTAACCTAACAGAAGGTACAAATTTATACTATACACAAGGTAGATTCGACACTGCATTTGCAGCAAAATCAACTTCCAACTTAACAGAAGGAACAAACCTATACTATACAGATGAAAGAGCACAAGATGCAGTTGGTACTGCAATTACTACAAATGCAACACACTCTGGTGTAACAGTTACATATAATGATGCAGCAAACTCTATTAATATTAGTAGAAATACATTAACATATTCAAATGTTGCTGCAAATGGTGATGCATCAAGATTAGCATTCCTAGCAAATCCAGGTAGAAGTGCTGATAATATTTTAGTAATTGTAAATGGTCTAATCTCTACACCTACTGTTGACTATACTTATCATGATCAGGTTGTACTTTCTGGTGTAACTGGTCATAGAGGTGAAAATACCATCACAGTATCATCGAGTGCAGGACTAGTTGTTGGTCAACCAGTTTCAGGTACAGGAATTGCTGCAAATGCAACTATCACAAATATTGCAGGAACAACAATTACATTATCCGCAAATAACTTGACTGCACTAAGAAGAGCAGAAGTTTCAACAATTGGAACCCCAGCTGGTGCTGCTGTTTCTGGTGCTGCAAATCAAACATACACTGGTGTTGCATCAACAACAACTGGATCTGGAACTGGAGCAACATTTAATGTTACTAGAGGATCTGTTGGGGAGATTACTGGAGTAACAGTAAACAATGGTGGTACAAATTATGCCGTAAATGATACTATCACTATTAGTGGTTTGTTAGTTGGTGGTAGTTCAGCAGCACAGAATATTACTTTTATAGTAACTGCGGTGAACACTACCACAACTACAGCAACATTCTCACCTGTAGTGAGATTTACATCTGCTCCTGCTTCAGGAACAAATAACGTTTCAATCCGTTACCTACCACTCTAAGGACATGGCAAAACCAAATTCAAAGTCAACACTAAAAGAATACTGCCTTCGCAAGTTAGGTAAACCTGTCTTGGAGGTAAATGTTTCTGATGATCAGATTGATGATGCTATTGACTATACTCTTCAAAAGTTTAATGAATTCCACTTTGACGGAGTTGAAAGAGTTTATCTAAAACATCAATTCACTCAAGCGGAGATTGATGCTGCAAAATCTGACAGTGTAGTTAGTGCAGGTCCACCACAATTTAAGGAAATGCAAAACTTCATTGTAGTTCCAGAATGGATTATTTCAGTAGAAAATATTTTTGGATTTACTGATAAAGGAACTGCAAACATGTTTGATATTCGTTATCAAATTCGTTTGAATGACTTGTACGATTTCACATCTACTCAGTTTTATCATTACTACATGATTCAACAGCATCTCAGTATGATTGATTTCATGCTAGAACACTTCAAACCAATTCGTTACAATAGAGCAGGAAATCGTTTGTATATTGATATGGATTGGGGTGCTGATGTACATGATGGAGATTATATGATTTTTGAGTGTCAACGTGCAGTTGATCCAACAGCATATACTAAAGTCTTTAATGAACTCTGGGTTAAAGATTATGCCACAGCAATGATTAAAAAATATTGGGGTAACAACTTAACAAAGTATCAAAACGTTCAACTACCTGGTGGTGTGACTATGAACGGTGAGATGATTTACAATAATGCTGTTGATGAATTACATAAATTAGATGAAGAACTAAGATCTACATACGAACTTCCACCTCTGGACATGATCGGATAAAATGGCAACTAATCCTTACTTTTCATATTCCATTCAAGGTGAACAAGATTTACACGAAAGTCTTGTCATCGAGCAGATTAAAATGTTTGGAAAAGATGTATACTACATCCCAAGAACATTAGTCAAAGAAGATCACATTTTTGGTGAAGATGCATTATCACGTTTTAATGGTGCATTTATTATTGAAGCATATATTGCGGATACTACAGGATTTGGTGGTGATGGTGAGTTGTTTAGTAAATTTGGTCTGAGAATTACAGATCAAATGGAGTTTGTAATTTCCAGAAAAAGATTCACAGAGGCAGTTGATAATAACACTGCACTCATTGTAGAAGGTAGACCAAATGAAGGTGATTTAATTTGGTTTCCTTTAGCAAAAAAGTTATTCCAAATTAATTTTGTAGAGTATGAATCACCATTCTATCAGTTTGGCAAAAATTTTGTTTGGAATTTAAAGACTGAAATCTTTGAGTTTAGTGATGAGAAAATATCCACTGGAGTTCCAGAGATTGATGATGTTTCTAAAGCTTTATCAAATGCCGTTACAGTTACACTTTCTGCTGGTGGAAGTGGAGTATTTACTGTTGGAGAAACAGTTACAGGTGGAACTTCAGGTGTAACAGCAACTGTTAAATCTTGGGATCCTGCTACTAGAAAGTTAATCATCTATGATAGATCTGGTAAATTTACTCCAGGTGAAACTGTTACTGGACAAAATTCTCTTGCATCTTGGGTTGCAGCATATACTAACACAATAGATAATGTAAACAGTGAATATGATGATAATAAATATTATGAAGAAAGTGGAAACAATCTACTAGATTTCACCGAAAGAAATCCATTTGGTGAATATGGAAATATGGGGAGCAACGTGTAATGTTAGGTACTTATTTTTACAACGAAGTTTTTAGAAAAACCGTTATTGCTTTCGGAACTCTATTTAATAATATTGAGATTCGTAGATCAAATAATGGTGTCGTTGAGGCACTAAAAGTTCCTTTGGGATATGGCAATCAACAAAAATGGTTAGCACGTATTCGTCAGATTGGAAACTTACAGGATAATAAAAAGAGTACTGCTATCACTTTGCCTAGAATGGCATTTGAGATGACAACAATTAGCTATGATCCATCTAGAAAGGTATCACCAACTCAACAAATTAGGGGTGCTGATGGTAAGACAGCATATATGCCAGTACCTTATAATATTGGATTTCAGTTATCAGTTATCACAAAAAATCAAGATGATGCTTTACAAATTGTAGAGCAAATTCTTCCATACTTCCAACCATTCTTTTCTATCACAGTTAATGTCTTGCCTGAAATTGGAGAGAAGAAAGATTTTCCTGTAGTATTAAATGATGTAGATTATAAGGATGAGTACGAAGGTGATTATGAAGAAAGGAGAACTTTAATCTACACATTATCATTTACAGTAAAAACATATGTCTATGGTCCTGTTACCGATAACAGTGGCAAGGAAATTCGCAAAGCAATTGTCGATACATATTCTACTATGAATATTGAGGCAGCACGTGAATTGAGATATACAGTTGAACCAGATCCATCAACCGCAGATTGGAATGATGAATTTGGTTTTGATGAATTATTTACGGAGTATTCAGATGGACAAAAGTGGAATCCAGTCACAGGACAAGATGAACCAGTTTGATGGACTAGACGAAGTATTTGAGGTAACTTCGGATATTGTGAAGGAGGCAACACCAGCTGAAATTGTTGAACCTCCTAAAAAAGATTCTGACATTAAAGATGATTATGAATATAGTCGTGCTCAACTTTATACTTTAATTTCTAAAGGTCAAGAAGCAGTTCAGGGTGCATTAGAACTTGCACAACAATCTGATCATCCCCGTGCTTATGAAGTTGCTGGTCAGTTAATCAAATCAGTCGGTGATGTGACTGACAAATTAATTGATCTTCAAAAGAAAGTAAATGAAATTGAGAATCCAAAGAAAGGTAACCAACCACAGAATGTAACTAATGCACTGTTTGTTGGATCAACGTCAGAATTAGCAAAACTACTTAAGCAACAAAAGCAATCTTTAGATAAATAAAATATAGGAAAGAATTATCTTCGGAGTTTAACATGGCAGTTTTAAAAGTTGTACAAAATATTGCTGCGGTATCTTGCACTGGTGGAAATGCTGCTCAATCAGCAGCATCAATTGTAAATACTGGAGTATATCGTTTTACTGCTGATGCAAGTGATGCTATTCATGTTGCTTGGGGAGGAAACCCAACGGCAGTAGCAGGAAATGATTTCCATATTCCAAAAGAAGCATCAGAGTTAATTAAGTGTGCTTCCCCAAAAAGAGCACAAGTAATTGGAATTACTCGGGGGGCATCTAACACTATTCTAAATGTTCAGCAAGATGGTAGAACTCCATCTCATAATTTTGTTGTTGGTGATTATGTAACTCTAACTGGTTCTTCTGTTGCTGCATATAATAGTGGAATTGCACATTTAGCAGTTACTGCAATTACAGATACTACAATTACCGTAGAACTGAATTCATCTGCTTATGCTGCATTTACTGGAACTGCAACATTGAATAACTCAATTAAATTTTCAGTAAAACCCGATGGTAACGGTGCTGCAACTGGTCATATCACAGAAGTTCAAAGGGTTAACTGATAATGAAAAAAAGAGTACCTACCGAACAAGAGATTGCTAAGAAGCATGGTGTTTCAGTTGATTATGTAGTTCGTCAAGCTGAGGTTGGATCCACAGTCGAACGTGAGCATGTAACTACTCACGAAGAGGCATACGGTATTGCTCTCCAACATATTGCAGAATTCCCAGATTACTACAAGCATCTACTATCCATGGAAAAGCAACTAAAGAAAGAATGGGAAAAGAAGAAACCCATCAAAGAAAATCACATTGCTATCAATAATGGCACTGAGAAAGATGATGAGGGTGCAATGGCACTCGGACAACTTGATGAAATTGAACTCTATATTAAGATGCTTCGTGAAACAATCAAGTCTCCAGATTATCAACTTCCTGGATGGGTACAAGCAAAACTAGCACTTGCAACTCACAATCTCAATGCTGCTGCAATGTACCTCAGAAGTAATCATGAAGAAGAAACTGATATGAGATCTTTTGGTCAGTATATCAAAGAAGTTGCTGCATGGCAACGTAAAGAGGGTAAGAACAAAGAAGGTGGACTTAACGAAAAAGGACGCAAATCTTACGAAGCAGAAAATCCTGGATCTGACCTTAAAGCACCTAGCAAAAAGGTTGGAAATCCCCGCAGGAAGAGCTTCTGTGCCAGAATGAAAGGCATGAAGTCAAAACTAACTTCTGATAAAACTGCTAATGATCCAGATTCTCGCATAAATAAGTCGTTACGTGCGTGGAACTGCTGATGTCTAAGTCACCAAATAAAAAGTCTAAGAAAGGACAATCAAAACAAAATCAGGGAAACGCAACTGCTAAGAAAGCAAAGAATGGTGGCAAAAAGAAATAATGAGGTATTATGCCAAGAGAATGGAACACTCCTATACGGGAACCTTGGAATCCTGTAATTAAGAAGTGTCTTGATGCAGTAGACACTCACATGAAACTTTATTTACAGACAGGTGATTCGTGGCATCTCTCTCAAGCAGAAACATTAAGAAAATATGTTAAAGATTTAAAAGTTTGGATACACAAAGAGGAGGGATGGTGGAATGAATGAGAAGGATCCATATATTTACCGAATTAAATCAGTACTAAAAGTAGTCGATGGTGATACTATTGATGCTGACATCGATCTTGGTTTCGATATTTCTCTTACTAAAAGAATTCGTTTGGCTGCTGTTGATACCCCAGAAAGTCGCACAGCAGACCCGAAGGAAAAGAAATTTGGACTGGAATCGAAAGATTGGTTAAAGAACAGATTGCAATTTGCTAAAGATATTATAATCAAGACTGAACTTCCAGACAGCACAGAGAAGTATGGTCGTATTATTGGTCATTTGTTTATCAATGGAGAAGCAACATCATTGAATAATCAAATGATTGCTGAGGGATATGCTTGGGAATATGATGGTGGCACGAAGAAGAAAGACTTCTCTGTGTTGGAATCCAAACGTAGAATTGTAACATAAGTAGCTGACAGATACAATCACGGGATATATAATAACATTACCGTCTCAAGGTAAGACACATGGATACTAAAACCTGCCCCAAATGTGGGGCTTGCTGGATTGGAGGTCAACACTTCTGGTCAGGCACAAACAAAAAAGGCAACGATACAGAACTTGCCAATTTAGTTTGTGATAAATTTGGAGATGATACTTGTATCAATCCAGCACAAGGAACAACAAAAGGTGATGGATGGGAAAAGAGGTTAAATAGTATGGAAGATTTAGAAAAAGATTTAAGAAGAACAAATGAGTGATGATATTTACCTTGGTAATCCGAATTTAAAAAAAGCAAACGTAGCAGTTGAATTTACACCAGAACAAATTGCAGAATTCATTAAGTGTTCTGAAGATCCTGTTTACTTTGCTAAAAATTATGTGAAGATTGTTTCACTTGACGAGGGATTAGTTCCATTTAAAATGTGGGATTTCCAAGAGAAACTGATTACTAACTTTCATGAAAATAGATTTAATATTGCGAAGTTACCTAGACAAACAGGTAAGTCCACAACTGTGGTTTCTTATCTGATGCACTATGCAATATTTAACGACAACGTTAAGATTGCTATTCTAGCAAATAAAGCAGAAACGTCAAGAGAACTTCTGTCTCGTTTGC